TCCGTCTGTAGATGAACCATCACCTTGAGCTATTATTGCGCCTGTCAGTTTATTTCCTGTTAAAGCCGCAATTCTTGCATCAGGTAAAGTACCTGTAGTTAACTTATCTGTAGAAATATTTGGTATCTCTGCCGCATCTAAACTAATTCTGGCATTATTAATTGTACCTGTTGTTATTTTACCGGCATCTAAATCAGGTATTTCAGCAGCATCTAGACTAATTCTAGCATTATCTATTGTGCCTGTTAATTTACTTGCTGCTATGCTTACTAACATAGCATTAGTAATTGTTCCAGTAGCAATTGTAGGTACAGAAGTATGCTGAGCTTTTCCTAAAAACAAGCAATACATTGTATCTGTTGCTGCTGTTGCTACAGATAAAGTTAATGCTGTGCCACTTACTGTGTAAGCGTAGCTTTCTCCTGGTTGTTGCCTAACATTGTTAATAAACAATGCTATTTCATTTTCATTAGCAGCTGCAGTATCTAATACATACGCAGCAGTCGCAGTAACTGTAAAGTGTTGTACTGTTAAATTACCGTAATTTTCAGCAGGTGTATTTCCTATATAAGCCATTCAATTCTCCTATATGCTAATTGCGTCAACTGTACTTACCCATACATCTGCAGAAGAAGCTGTATCACTTTTAACATACATTACATCACCTGAGTGAACAACCATTTTGGCTCCACCATCTAAGATTTGTAAAGATGATCCTTGAGGAATAGGGGCACTTTTAACTAAATAAATATCTTGAGCACCATCATTTACATAAACATCTATATTAATAGACGCACTCGGTAGTATATTAGAAACATGTATTCCAATAACTGTATCGTAGCTGTCACTAGTAAAAACAGTTGCAACTCCTGTGCCTACGTTATTTTGTGTATATCTTCTAAAATCTTGAGCCATTTAATATCTCCAATAAAATATATGCAGTACTTATAAAAACTACTACCAGTACTATATAAATAAGTAATCTAGGTGAAAAAGCAGGTATGTTCACAGAGCAATACTCATTGCTGTTGAAAAACCTTTAGAAGCATGGTCACCGTCACCAGTTAAATCATTTAACATAGCGGCTGTAAGTCGTAACTCAATAGTATCTCCAGACAACGCAGAAGCAGCTGTTGTATTATCTTGTGCGCGTACACATGTAAATGTATTTACCGATATACTAGTTACTTTAACGACTTCAATATTACTAACACTAACTATGGTTAGGTACATGTGATCCCCAGCTGCTAAGTTAGGGAAGTCAAGAGCACTAACTACACTAATAGCTGTAGCACTATTTGTTATACCAGCACTCAGTGTGGTAGTAGCATTATTTGTAAATTTAACTGCCATTAATATTCTCCTAAGAAATAGTTACTGCCCAACTAACTGTCATTGTATCAGCAGCACCTTTATTAATAACAGCAAATACTGTTCGACATAACATAGTGCCACTACTACTAGCATTAAATACACCAGCTTCTGTTATCGCGCCTGTATGAGAACCTGCAGCATAAGTGCATGCGTATGTAATAACTGCTCCTGCTACTGTTCCGCCAGAAGTAGTTAAAGCACTTCGTGTACTAAGTTGTGCTCCAAGTGCGGTATCTGCAACGGCTGCTGCAGCAGAACCAGTTCCAACACCCATATGAGTCATTACAGCAGCACTAGCTGCGTTCATTCTAGATGCTATCCAACCTTTACCAGCTGTAACAACAAGGTTGTTAACTTCTTGTACAACTTTGCCATTAAGCGAAATTGATAATCTGCCTGTAAGGGCAACTGTATCTTGTATACTCATAGTAAGCTCCATATTTCTAAGTTATAGTAACTGTAATATTATCTGTACGAAATCTGTTAGGGTCCACTAGTAAAGCATGGGTATTTAATGGAGCAGTATTAATTGCACCACCATAATCTGTAAAGTACCCATCAGCTGCTGCAGTAGAATTAGCAACTTGTATATTAATTTGTAATCCTAATGCATCTGCAGTACTAAAAGAATCTGAAAAAGGTCTAGTAGTACCTAAAGAAATCAGCTCGTTAATAACTGATATATCAGCTAATACTTTAGTGGTATCTATTAAATTAAGGGTATCCGCAGTTGTTACACTATCTGTTTTATTTAATTGAGGCGCTAATATAACTTGATCTGTATTTGCTACAGAATCTGCAAAAATTTTAGCATTACTTATCGCAATAAGTTCTTGAATAGCAGCTAATTGATCAGTAAAAGCTCTATCCCAGTCTAATACTTTTGTAATTCCTGCGCTGTCACCAACTGTTACAATATCATCTGGTAATTTATTTTTACTATCATAATCTAGATGAATATCTGTGATAGCATTAATATAATCTAAATCAGTAACAGCCTTAACAACAGATATGTCGGCGACTGGATTAACATGACCTATTGATGAACGTGCGCCTCCAACTAAGGACTTTCCTAATGCCATCAGAAATCCTTTCTTACTTTAAACTTAAGTTTATCAAATAAAGTTTGAACTCGTGAATCGGTATACGTTAGTGAAATCTCACCTTCGTAAGTACCAGCAGCAACATCTAAAGTAGTCAGATTCCATGTCATAAAGCATTTTCCATTTGTGTGTGGAGCAACTTTTGTACAAGTCATCGTATCTAAAATAGTTGAACTACCTAAAGCTTTGAATTTTACAGTAACAGCGGGATCGCTAATATCGATTATAGCCCAGGTACTTGAGTCATCTGGGTCTAGTGTAAGACCGGCTAAAGCGGTATTGGAATCTTTTAAGGTAAGGTTTATCTCTGGTTTATCATCACCAGCCACTAGATTAATAGTGTCGTAATACGCCATTTTTAACTCCGTAGGAGGTTATTCTCAGCATTGGCATTAGTCTGCTACTACAGACTAGTGTAATACTTTAAAAAGTCAAACTAATTATACAAATCCGTTGTCAGTTAATTTGGTATTAACTTCAATTTCATTGTTTCCCCACATACCAGAACTAATAAGCTGCTTACAGCTAGCTTCATATCGAAGATAATAAGTATTATTTTCATCTTTAATATCTCCACTAATAGCACTGTGTGCTTTATATGCAGAATAATTAAGCATGGCTTCTGTGTACACCTCATTAACTTTTAAATCTGTAGTGGCACTTGTAGCTTTTTTAGGAGCTGCCGCGTACTTTAAAAGTATCTGAGTACGTTTAGGAGTTTTACTATCCGTACCTTTAATAACTATTTTAAATGGCTCCGGCATAAGAATCGATACAGACGTATCAATTTTATTTACTAATTTTACTGAGTCATCTTTAATAGTAACGGGGTCGAAATCCTCAGTGTAATACGCATGAACAGCAGCAAGAAAATTTGCAGGTAACGCAAATTCTTCTCCATTTAGCGGATTATCTAATTCTAATGTTTTAATCAGTAAATGAAATCGTTTGTGTAAAGCTAAATTAGCTAAATTAACGTAATTAATAAATTTTTTTTGGTTAGTAACTTGCACTGCAGTTGGGGCTACACCTGGATTAGCTGACATATCACCAACACTAGCTATAGCAAGCTTGCTGCATTCTCCTGTAATTAAATAATCAATATATTCAGAAATTTTCATAGTATCCTCTAGCTAAACGAAGTAAGAGCTATCTCCTACTTTATTAGTGTCATTATCGTCCCACATACGTGATACGGGTGAATCATCCTCAGCATCATCTATTGTAGCTACTTCACTTGGCTTCCATGCATTTAATTCTGCTAGCATAGTAATCGTATCTATCTGATCATCATGCTTACTTTTAAACCCTTTAAGAGTAGCCAAAGAAAGCTCAAAAAGCAACTCTACAAGCTCTTCACTCTCTTTTAATTCTTCAGGCAACCATATTTTTTTAGATTTAAATAATGGAACAGCGTTTTGTTGAAACCTACTCATTTTATCCTTAGTAGGTCGGATGCCTATTGTATTACTATTTTTCCCTTTAGACAAAGTAAAGTAATTATTACGTTGTCCCATCTCATTTTGGATCCAACTAATAAACCCACCTTGTTGCCCACTAATTTCAATACCTACTTCTTGTGGTCTATATTCTTGAACTAATCTAAATAATTCATCTATCGTGTCATTCATGAGGGCCCGCTTACAAGACCCGTCTACCCATAACCAATCTCCATTATTATTATACGCCCACACATTAATTACACTAAAATCAGCATGCTCTTTATCACTAGTAGCAAAGTCAGTAGTAATATAAAAATTATAAGCACCCTTATTTTTAATTACGTTACTGCGCTTATACCAAATTATATCTGAATCACTAATTAATCTATCTTCAGGAGACGTAATACGTAGCATTAACTCTTGGTTAAACGAGTCTAATTTACCTGCTCCCTTAGATTTAATATATTGATTATTCACATAGTCATAACTAAACCTATCTTCCCAAGCGCCTTTAAACTCTTCACGAGAGCATGGAAATGCCTCACAAACCGGATATACATTAACGTACCAGACACCCGATTCAATTGCCTTGTATAAAGGATCTTTAGCATTAAACGGAGTTCCAGACCAAATAACTTTCCTCTTATTAGGATGTAACGCATAGTCAATGGCCGAGTAAACAGTATTTTCCACATTCTCGATAATAGTCGCAGATCTAGCATCTTCATCTCCTAATAAATCATCAAGTACAGCGAGTTGTGGTCTCGTATTCAATTCAACCGTACCACGAACACCTGTTTTAGCACCATGACCTGTAACAACAAATTCTTTACCTTCAGCATTTTTAAAATACCATCTAATATCAGTAAATCTAGAAGTAGTAATATACTTTTTTAAAAAAGAACTGCGCTCACAACGTCTTTCCATACGTAACCGCATCTTCTTTACACCATTTTCAATACTATCTGATACATACAATGCATAATCTACATTACCAAATTTAGGAATAGACCCATACACAGCTATATACAAGAATAAATACTCAGCAAAAATAGTAGTTTTAGCTAAACCACGCGCACACATATTAGCCGTGTTTTGTGTTTTACCTGCTATCTTATCTATCATTTTGTAGTGAATAACCGGGGTTTTGTTTTCTTCACCCTGTTCCCCATTAACTAACTTAATAAACGACACAAATTCTAATGCAAACTCACTTGGCACATAAGTAGGATCATCATTATAATCAATATCATTAAGCCATTCATCTACTGTTTTTTTAACTAAATTCATATTACTCCTTTAGAGGCACCTTAGTAACCATAGATATCCAGGTAGCTTGCGCAACTACAGTATTACCTACATATGCTTTACCTTTAAATTGCCAAGTCATACCAAGTTTACTGCCAGTAGACACTTTTAACTGCAGTTGATCTCCTGGAATTACTGGTTTTCTAAATTTAACTTTATCAATTGTAATAATATAAGCTATATAATTTTCTCCTGAAACTTCAGCAAGATATGCTGAGTACACTCCACCTGTCTGTATTAAACTTTCTAAAATAAGAACTCCCGGCATCACAGGATTACCTGGAAAATGCCCTTGAAAATAAGGCTCGTTATTACTCACATTTTTTAAAGCAACTATTTCCGTTTCATCTGCACTAATTATTCGATCTATCATTAAAAACGGATACCGTTGTGGTAAAATCTTAGATATCTGCTGTAAATCTGGAACGCTATTTTTCATCAATTACCTCATATGTTGTCTCAACAGGCGGAGGTGGTGGCGCATTCACCTTTCTAGCTAGTATTTCACTATGTGCTATCTCTTTAGCACTAGCTTGTC